GGAAATGAAATCCGCATCCTTGCGCAGCTGGGTCTTCTGCTTGCTGTGGATCAGAATGACCTTCTTGCTCTCTTCCTCTTCACCGAACATGTCCACGCCATCCACAATGGCCGTGTACTTGATGACGGCAGCGCTGGCATCCACAACGTTCTTGGATTCGTACAGCACGGCCACACGGTCATTATCCAGCTTTTCGGAGATGGACAGCGCAATCTGATTGGTGGCCGTACCCATCGGGTTGCCATAGCCGGACAGCTGGGCTTCATCGGTCAGCATAACGCCCTTACCAATCTTCTTGATGCCGTACTGGGCAGTGGTAAAGGCCATCTTGGTGGTGTCAATCGGCTGGCCTTCCTCCAGGTCAACCGCTTCACCGATATAGCCCCAGCGGGGTACGGTCACGGTGGAACCCGGTACGCCGGACAGGGTGCTGTCCACCTTGATATAGCCCGTCATCACGGCCTTCTTGGTCACCTTGGCGTTGATCATATCGGAAACAACCTGCGGGTCAAACACATCACCGTTGACCAGGGTGGTAACATTCGTCAGTTCTGCCATAATTCAATCATCCTTTCATCATCTGGCTGTACAGTTCCGGGTTGTCCTTGCGAAGCTGGACACGGCCTGCATAGCCCATCTTGTCAAACTCTTCCTTGGTGACCGTCTTGCCACCAGGGGTGGTGTCTTCGGGTAGCTTGTTCTCAATGATGTTCTTCTGCTTGCCACGGGTTTCAAACTGAGTGGGCATCTGGGTCTTCAGCCCGGCCAGCTTGTCATCCCAGTCCTTGATTTTGCCGTCATCGCCAAGGGCAAGTTCTCCCTTTTCCTGAAGCTTGAAAAGCAGGTAATCCACGTCCAGCGCCCCGGCATCCTTCAGCTGGAACTTGGCTTCAGAAAGAATCTTGGTCTTTTCCAGTTCCTGCTGAAGCTGCTGTACCTGCTGTTCATACGCCGTGATTTTCTGCTGGGCATCTTCCTGACCCTTGGTGGACTTCTTCAGCGTTTCAATCAGCGCATTGGCTTCAGTCAGCTGCTGGTTAAGTCCATCGTGCTGGGTCTTCAGCTTGCCATAGCGAATATCCATGTTCTCTTCAGAAGAAAAGAACAGCTTATTGGCCTTCAGGTCATCCAGGATGCCTGTGATGGCAGTGTCATCAAGGCCACGGGCCTTCAGAATTTCATTGATGGTCATGTCGTTTATCTCCTTATCTGTGTACGGTTTTTACATAGGCCGTCTATGCTTGGTGCTGGTGCTTCTTTTACGTCTGGCCCAGCGAAAAGACGTATACAAAAAGGGCACCCGGTCGGATGCCCCTTTATGCCAGAATCCTTGTCCATGTGTTCTTTCCACAGATGCCGTCCACCGTCAGGCCCTTGGCCTTCTGGTAGGCTTTCAGGGCCGCTGTGGTTTTGCTTCCAAAGATGCCGTCCGCTTCGCCGCAGTCATAGCCCAGTTCATTCAGCAGGAACTGAAGAACCTTGACCTGTGTGCCACGGCTTCCTTTTCGCAGGGTGGTCATGGTGATCACCCCCGCTTCGGTTACGTCTTCAAGCACTGCGTTTTCATGGTCGTTCGGGTTGTAGTCGGATACATCTGGCCCGGTGGTGACCGTTTCGCCGCTCAGTACGCCGGGCAATGCCGCCCAGTGCGTCCATGTGCGGTCTTTTACAGCGGTTTTGACCACGCCATACTTGGCACCCCTGGCTTCCACCGCATAGCCGCCGCCGATGTATACGCCCGTATGCGTCATGGTGCCGCTGGAATTGACGTGATACAGGATCACGCCGGGCACATCCGGCAGGGATGAAATGGTGTCCTTCTTTTCCCAGGCCACCTTGCGCCATTGGCTGTTTGCGCCGGAAACCAGTTCCGTGCCAGCCGCCTTGCAGGCATAGCGGGTCAGCTGGGCGCAGTCATAAGCCTGCTTGCCGTCCCACTTGCAGCCCTCACAGGCGCTTTGCTTGCCCTTGAGCACAAGGCAGTTGGTATAGATATTGTTCTTCTGGGCCGGATAGGCGTTGGCCCTCTCCCGCCTGAATGCGGGTCTGCACAGCTTTTCGCCATAGCCGCCATAGATGTATGCACAGCCCAGCTTGCTGATGGCATAATCAGCGATGATTTGGCCTTTTGCAGTGGTCATCTTTATTCAGCCCCTTCCGTGGGGTTGGTCTTTACTTCCTCAGTTACGGGCAGTGCTTCCGCAATCACAGCGGTTTCAAGGTTCTTCCTTTCAGCCTGGGTGCCGAAATAGAAGGCAATGACCACGGTGAACACGGTCATGAACTGATCTGCGCCCACCATGCCATTCAGGCACAGGATGCAGAACACCAGGGTCAACGCCAGGGTGACAATGGACTTCACAGCCAGCAGCTTCTGAAGCCTGTCAATCAGGGGTTCAAACATGTTCGTTTCTCCTTTCAGGCATAATAAAAGACAGCCTTTTTCGGGCTGTCTGGGGGTATGGCATCGCTTTATACAAGCAAAGGAATCACCCCTTTCAGGGCATGAAAAAAGCACCATTCAATTTGAACGGTGCTTTATTCATTGACAATTTCAAACATGCTTGAAGGTAACGCATAATCACCCGGTTCATCCATGTCTTCCAGATGAAAAGCGTAGAATTTCCCGCTTTTATCATCTTTCGGGATATATGCGTCATATACGCTGCCTTTCTTGAAAAAGACAGACTTTTTATCAGAAATATATTTTACCTTAATCGTCTTCATACTCATCACGATACATCATTCCCTTATAGAGTTTGATGAATTCTTCATGTCTGTTACCCTGGGAATCCTCAAACCAATGGATACTTACCTGTCTTTCTTCGCCATCTTCATCATAGACCCAATAAAAAGCCTTTTCATGTTTCCATTCTTCTGGTGTTCCACCATACGCATCAACAATATCAGCAATCTTTCGGATTGGTTTCTTGCTTCCTTTGCCAGCAAGCAAATGATCTCGTGGATACTCCGGTCTGCTTCCAGCCACAAACCTTATCGGCTCTCCGGTGAATGGATGGTTCACAATAGGTGTGTTTTTCGCCTTGGCTCCGATACTGTTTATAATCGGTTCGCCATAGAACGCAACCTCTTTTGCACCTTTAATTATACCACTTTTCCCAGTATTTTCAACGGTTTCAGCCGCTTTCAGAAACTTCTTTTTGTACTCTTCAAAGTCCTGGGTCTTATCAAGTCCAAAGAACGCTGCCCGTTCCTTCAGCGTTTCAAGTTCCTTTTCGTCAAGCATCCACCGGGCACGGGTCAGCGCCACACAGCGGCAGTTGCAATCCTGGCTTGGGTCACCGAAATCACCGGGAAACATGGCTGTATAGCCCCCGGATTCAAACGGTTCATCCAGTTCACGGATCTGGCCGTCAAGCCGCCTGTGAAGTGGCCGGGTCTTTGCATCCAAACTGGCATCCCATTGCTTCACCACATCAGCGCCCTTGGCTTTTGCCGCCTGCCGTGCATCCTCTGCCGAAGCTTCCTGAATTCGGTGTCCTTCTGTGCGGACGATGCGCTTGGCATTGGCAAAGGGCATGTTCGTCTGGCTGGCGATGTTCCGTGCAATCTTGGCATATGGCAGGGAAGTGGCGATGCCACGGGTGATTTCTTCGCTGATTTTCCGCTTCAGCGTCACCATGTCGGTGCCCAGCGCACTATACAGCGGGGCAGTCAGCTTGCTGTCTGTGACAATCGCCTTGACTGCCGCCTTCTGATTGATGGGCGTGATGACGTGGATGCCGTCCTGTGCGCCCATGGTGTACATGGCACCGACAAAGCCATCCGTGTATGCTTCTTTCAGATACTTGTGGATGGTGTCATATTCATCCGCTTGCAGCTTGTCAAGGATGGCTTCCACCTGGGCCTTCAGGGCCTTCTGATAATCAAGCTGATAAACCCGGCTTTGCGTCAGTTCATCGCTTTGCAGAATGCGGATTCGGTTGCCGATATCGGCCAGCGCACGTTCATACTGGCGTTTCAGCGCCCTGATGACTTGCTTTTCCGTTTCCAGCTGGCCCAGGTAGAATTCCCGTTCCTGCTTATTCAATCACATCACCTTCAGGTTCAGGCAGCGGGACAATGGGTTTCTTGGCCGCATACAGGTCAAGTTCCTCTTCCGGATTCGGCAGCTTGTCCTTGATATCGTTGTATTCAATATCCAGCACATCGCAGATGGACTGCATCAGGGTTTCATTGTCCAGCCTGGTGGCCAGGTTCAGCAGGGTGTCAATCTGCACCTGCTGTTTCTGGGCATCCGTCAGTTCAATCTGTGCATTGTCTGCCGCATTGGTCATCACTTCACGTTCAAAAGCAAAGTACACATCCTTCTGCTGGTAGTCGGTGCCGTTGGCATCGTTGATCTCCTTCAGCACCACCTTCAGCAGCTTGCGCATGAACTGCTTCAGCCGGATTTCAAGCTTGTTGCACTTGAGATCAAGCAGGGCATAGCGGGACTTGATGACCACGTTGGTGATGTTGCCGTCACCCAGCTGCGCTGAATTGAAGCCCATGCCGAAACGGTAGATGCTCTTTTCATCCAGTTCCAGCTTGGCCTTCCGGGCTTCGTAGGGGATATCCACGGTCTTGATGTCCACGCCGCCGCCTTCGCCCACGCCCACATGCTTCTTGGCCTTGACGTTCATGACCAGTTCGTCCGGGTTATCGCCTTCATAGCCCTTGATGACATACAGCGCTTCGTTGGTGTCCTGGATGTTATTACTAAGGCCGCAGGCCATCAGGTCATAGTCATCAATCAGGGCCTTGACGGGCTTCAGGCCGCTGTGCTGTTTCTTGCAGTTATCCAGCCGGAAGAACGGGATCATGCCGAAGTCTTCATAGTAAATCTGGCCGTCATCGTCTTCCGTCCACATGATGTGGGGCCTGGGGTTGACCTTCTCTGAATCGTCCGGCACAATGTTGCCGTCATCTTCCTGGACATAAAAACAGGTCTGGGATTTGTCCCAAACCTGAATCCTTTTGATTTCCTTGTTGTCCTTGCCAATCCGGTCAATGTAGTGATAGATGACGTACTCACAGCCGTCATCCGTTTCCTTGGCCCTGACCTCTACCACACCCAGGCTGTCAGCGCACCTGAAGGCAATCTTGTCATCCGCATTTTTGTATGCGTAGACGTATTCAAAGCCCTTGGCGATAGCGCCCGTCAGCACCTCTTCCAGTTCGGCTGTGAAATCCTCATTATCATTGAAGTATGCGTTCAGATGTTCCTGAAGTTCCGGGTCATCGCTTCTGACAAAGCCGTCCTTGCCGGACAGCATGTACTGCACTTCCTGGTCAACCAGTTCAGTGAAGAACGGGTGGGGAATTTTGATATTGCTTTTCAGCTTGTCCTCTTCAAACCTGCCATCCGAATTGACAAAAAAGATTCTGTAATCCTTGATGTCATGGTCGGCTTCGTAGTATCGCTGGCCTTCCTTGGCATTCTTCTTTTTTGTGCTTGCTTCGTCATGGTCAATAAATGTCCGGATTTCTTGGATTGAAAGCATGGGGATCACCGCCTTTGTTGCCTTAGTTTTCCAGGAATGCAAACGTGCCATCCGGCAGACATTTCATATCATATGTGTACACTTCAGTCACAAGATCACCGCTTTCAATAGCGCCGATTTCAAAATGTATATTCCGTGCAAGGAAGTAATCTGCATTTTTCGGCCTGTACACTTCTTGAATGAAGTTGACCTCAGCCCCATACGGCGGCTCGTTGCCGAATGCGATTGCAACGATGGGGGTTCCGTTGTTAATCGCACTGATTACATTTTCATAAGGGACATTATAGGTCATGTCGTTATAATTGAGGTACAATCTCAGTATGCCGTCATCAGAACCGCCACCCGCAGAACCGCCGCCGCCGCCGCCGCAGTTCTGCGCAATGGCCTTCAGCAGGGTGGTGATCATGTTGTCCGGCAGACTGTCGCAGTCCACGCCCATGTTTTTCAGAATGTCAGCATACAGTTCGGTTTCGGTAGCCAATGGGGATCATCCTTTCTGTTCTTTGTCCATGGGGCTGGTCAGGGCCATTCCCCGGTGTATTCGCCGTCACAAACCCAATGGTGGAAGCCGTCAGTCATTCATCTCCACCACCGTGCAGCCAAGGCTATTCAGGGCGGCTACTGCGTCATCGCTGGCGCTGGTGCGCCTGCTGGATATTTCCAGTTTCAGGTCATCCGGATCAATGGTCAGTATGCTCAACGCATTGCTGTTTGCTAGGAACTGCATGCTCGTAGCCAGCGTGATGACGGTCTGATCGTAGTCATCCGGCGTCATGTTGGGATTGCCGTAAAAGCCGAAGTGGCCGGGGCTTGCCTTTGACAAGTCGCAATGCCCATGTACGCCCGTGTGGTGGATGATCGTGTGCTGATGCGCAAAGTACATATTGCCGCTTGCCGGGTTATCCTGTATGTACGATGTAAAATCTGCATTGGGCTTCCGGTAAAAATGCTGCGTGTCAATATTGAGTTTGCTAAGATCACCCGTAAAATAAGGCGCGTGGGCAATCTCAAGATGCTGGTGCGTGTTTCTCCCGCTGCCATGTCCCGCTTTTCGCCTGTTGATGTCCTCCACGGTCATCACCATCTGCACCGGGCAGTCCGCACTGCCCACAAGCCGGATTTGTCCTGCCCCCACCGTTTTTGTCGTTCCATCGCTTGCCAGTACCGTGCCGGGGCTGTTCGTCACCCTGTCTCGATACATGCCGCAGTTTCCACGCATGCCGTACAGCCGGGGGCGCACAATGGGCATCTCGCTGACATTGACGTGCAAGGCATATGGGTCACACGCCGTCATGTCCACACCGCAGCGGGAAAAGTCATTGCAGATGCACAGCGTTTCTCCGGCTGGCACGTCAGCATCCAGCACATGGCCGTCCACCTGCTGACCGCCTGGCAGCACCCACTTGACGGCAGGTGGGTCGGTGTCTGGCAGCAGGATGGTGATGGCCAGATGCGTTGCGTCATGCACAATGCGCCAGATGTTGCTTTTCGGTCTTGCGACTTGCGCTGTCATCAGATACGGCTTGATCATGCCGTCACCACCTGCCCGATACGGGTCGCACCGACCACCCATGCACTGAGTAGCGGGTTATAGTCCCAAAGGAACTCATACTGGCCTTCCGTCACAAACGGGACAGCCGCACCGTAATATACATCCGTCCCCCAGTGGATGACCGTATCTGCCGCCACATTGGCCAGCATCCGAATGCGGTTTTCGTGGGCCAGGTCGGTCGGGGTGGGCAGCGTAAACACCACTTCGCCACTCAGGTCAGCCGTGTACACGGCATTGATAATCATAGTGCCGTCATATACCTTGATCGGGGCGGGCTTCACATCGGGCGTATCCTGCTTGTTGAGATCAGCAAGCAGTCTTTCCATTTCGGCAATTTCTTCTGCCGTCATCTCACGGTATACGCCGTTGTCGTTGATCATGTAATTGCTCATGCTCTCACCCCATAGATTTCGATCCTGCTATCCTTCGGGAACGTGCCACTCATAGCCAGAAGCCTTATTTGGGTTATGGTCTGTCCGTTATTGATCTTCACAACGTTGGGCGCTGTGTTGTATGCGGCGTATGCTGCTATATTCGGTGCGGGGACGCTGGCCATGATGTTAAAGATTCCTTCACTTGCGTCTACATGGATTTTTGTATGCGTCTGCGCATCTACTTTGACCATGTTCTCTATTATCACAAGACTGGCTTTGCTATCAGCGTACACCTGTAGTACGCCGTCATAATCCGTTGTTCCCGCAGCCACTCTTACATACAGCATGATCTGTTCATATTTGTACGGTTCACCGTCTGGGGTTTTAGAACGGATGATGTCTCTTGTGTTCTCAGTCAGCGTAATCGCTTCGACAAGTTCGAACTTCTTCGGTTTGACCGGAGTATACCCCAGCGCCTTGCTGATGTTTTCAGCCGTGACGGTTGCATCCGTACCGTCAACGCCGTTGAATTCTCCAGCATCAGCCCGTTTCTGTACGTCATCAGCCGTCTGCACGGCTTCATTGACTTTTCCCATGATTTGTGCATATACATCATCCGGCGGGTCAGCAGGCATGCCGCCGCCGCACAGTATGCTTTTCCTTGCCGGGACATAGGCCGGGGTGGTGGTTCTCAGGTTCCCCGCAAACACGCCCACACGGATTTTGTGCGAATTGGAGATCACAGGCACATTGCACACCGTGCCTTCAAACACCACGTCATGGACGGTCAGGTCTTCTGTGATAAACCTGGCCGTTTTCACCCGGTGTTCGTCCCACTCAGCGTCAAACTGAAAATCAATGACATAATCGCTGTTCCCGCACACATACACCGTATCACAGGTTTTTGTGGCAATCTTATCCCTGACAGCGATTTGGATTCTGCGTTCCAATGTCATACACCGCCTTTGTTACTCTTTCTTTATCAGTACAGCCAGCCGCTTCCCCTGATGTGCTTTTCAAGCGCATAGCGCATAGCGTCCATCAGGTGGTTAAAGTCATCAATCGGTTCGTTCAGCTTGTTGCCGAACTTGTCCTTGTCCCATGTGTAATTGCTGATTTCCGTCAGGAAGTTCACGCACCGGGGGTGAATGATGATTTCCAGATCCTGAATCCATTGGATGCCGTTTTTGATGCTGTCCTTGCCTTTCTGCGCTGCCTTGACACGAAGTCCCAGGCTGTTCAGTTCGTCAATGGACTTGGGTTCTGCGCTGTCCGCTGTGATGCGCTCCTTGGCATAGCCCATGCCTTTCACGGTGTCTGCTATGCGTTTGTTGCTCATGCCCTTTTCGTACATTTCATCAAACACAAAAAGCTGCTTGTTTTCTTTATCAAGCAGCCCACAGAACAGGGTGGAAGGGTCATTGGTGTAACCAAAGTCAAGGCCGAATGCGGAAACCACACCCGGCCTTTTGCTGATTTCTTTTACGTCAAACTCTTGTTCTTTCCAGTTCTCATAGATCAGGCCATCCACGATGCCCCAGCCGCCAAGCCCGGCCACCGCATAGCGCCTTGGGTTCCTGCGCTTCATGTCCTCAAACATACGCATGTCAGCTTCATCAAGCCATTCATTGCACAGGTAGTTTGTGGTCATGGCCAGAATGTCCGGGTCTGGCGGGGCATCAAAGAAGCGCTTCTTCAGCCAGTGCTTTTCATTCCAGGGGTTGAATGTGATTGTCCATTGCTTGAACAGCGGAGCGGGGCATTTACCACGAATGGATTCGTCAAGCGTTTTGAATGCTTCTTCATCCATCAGTTCATATGCTTCTTCAAACCATGCCCAGCACAGATAGCCGTTTTCCACTGTGATGGATGTGACCTTCAGCGGATCATCCAGGCCACGGAACAGAATGACCTGCCCCGTGCTTTTCCTGCGCATCTCCAATGGGGAAAGGGTGATGTCCCAATCCCCGATCACGCCCAGGCGGTTCAGCGCCCACTTCAGATCAGTGAAGCAGGAATTCTTGATGGTTCTGTACGTCTTTCTGAACACAATCAGATTGGCCTGCTCAAAGCCCTTCTTGTTCAGCCATGACGCAAACCATAGGGCCGTTGTCTTGGATTTTTTGCTTGCACGGCTTCCCTTGCATACCCGGTAACGGCCCTTGAACTTCCAGAACTCAGCATACCCGCCGCCCACATAGCTTGAAATGGGTGTGACTGTTTTACCCATCCATATCATCCACAATCACAACCTGGGTGCCAGTCACATTGGCATTGGCATCCGTCTTGGTGGTGTATCCGTGCTTGCTCATCCACAGCCCGGCCAGCTGAGTAGGAATCAGGCTCAGTTCAAACTTGCGCCGTGCGTCAACCTCACATTCTTCCCGCATGCGCGTAACGATGTCCTGATACCTTTCATCCTCACCATAGGTGGAATAGAATGCAGACCGGGAAAGGCCGCAATACATGCAGAATCCTTCTATGGTGTATGTGATGGCCCGGGTCAGTTCAGCGCTGACGAAACTACCATGCTTGGCGTTGAACTCATGGGTCAGAACGGTCTGATTGTCGCAAAAGTGCTTGTATTCTGCCCATGCTTCTTCAAGCGCTTTTACGCTCCTGAACTTCCGTGGCTTTCCCATGAACTCACCTCCTTTGCATCCTCCAGCAGGTTAAAAGGGCATGAAAAAAGCCCGTCAAGGCCCAATCCCTGACAGGCTTTCTTCCATTTCCATCGCCATTATAATCATATCAGACGGAACCCATGAACTTCAAGGAACTTTCCGGAACTTTCCGGAACTTCACGGAACACTTTTTTTATTTTTCCCCGTTTCCGTTCCTCCAGCAGATGAATTCCGGTGCGCTTCAAGGATTTTTTCATACACTTGCAATGCCCGGCCATTCAATTTACTTGCTGCCCGTTCGCAGATGTGCATTTCGCCGCCAATCGTTGCAAAGGATTTGTATTCAAAATACCGCTTGCGCAGAATTTTCATGTAATCCTTGTTTCTGACACGCTTCATCAGCATTTCCGCTTCACGCTTCAGGTCAACAAAGGTATCTGTGTCGGCATCAATTTCCCGTTCCAGGTCAGCAAGCTTCACACTTGCATTTTCAATCTTGTTATGCATGCCGCCGCCACATACCCCGCTGATGTCCATGCTGGGTGTGATCTTTGTGGCCATTTCACGCAGCCTGGCCCGTTCTTCCAAACGGCTGTTCACCAGAATGTCATACCACTCTATCTGTTCAAGGTATTCTTTTGCTTTATTCATTCATATCACCACCGCAGATGCTTTGATGTATTCAAACCCGCTCAAAAGCGCTTCATGCTTCTGCCATACCTCTGCAAGGCTTTCCCCGCCGAAGACAAATTCCCATTCCATCTGCCGGGGTTCATAGCCTTCTTCTTTGACCGTTCGCCCGGCGATGATGCGCCACAGCTTGGGTTTTTCACTCATTTACGCTTCCCCCCTCATGGCCAGCTTCATCACCTTGTCCATCAGGGTTTCATACAGTTCCTTGTATACTTTGGTTTTTTCTGCTCCAATGGTTGCCGCTTTCAGTTCATTGCCCATCATGACCATTTCCTTGTGGCAGGCTTGCAGTTCATCCGCTTGCCTTTTGATTGTTTCCCCATATCCGCAGGTTTCTACAAGCAGCTTGTCACGTTCCTCCAGCAGTTCACCATTTCGCTTGGTGAGGTCAATAATCGTGTTACGCTGTGCATCCATCTCTTTTTCTTTCTCCAGCATGTCAGCTGCCGCAATCTCCAATTCCTTCACATAGGCTTTGACATCCTGAAGCCCCAGTACATTCACAATGCCACGCTTCACCTTTTCAAACTCTTCACCCTTGACGGTCTTGACGTACTGGCCCAGCGTGTTTTCAAAGCTGTAGCCCAGCATGATGGGCGTGGCGAACATCAGCGTTCTGCCCGTCACGGGGATACAGCCTTCACGCTCCACTTCCGTCAGGCGCAGGGTGGAGCATACGCCGTTCAGGCTGGCCACAATCAGCATGTGGTAACCCGTGGCAGCATGCGTCCAGATTTCACCGGGCTTGGGTGCCGCCGTGATCGCCTTGTAACAGGGTTCGTCATAATAGCCGGATGCATTCAGCTTCAATTCCTTATCTTTCATGTTGTTTGCTCCTTTCACAGTTCTTGCACATTTCGCAAGCGCCAATTCTTGCGGATGTCTTTTTTCAGGTTCATGCAGTACCCGCCTTCCTCCGAAAGCTGAGATATGCGCCCTGCAAGTGCTTCATCCAGTTCAACCATTTCAGCTATGGTTCGTTCGCAGCTTATGATGGTGATAAGACCCGGATTGTTGTACCTGTAATTGATGATTTCCATAGCCAGGCGGATGTCCGCATATGACGGTGGCTTAATTTCCCCTTTGGAATCCTTGATTGGCTTGAACAGATCATCTATGTACAGCACATCTGCCGTTTTGATTTCATCCATGATGGTGACATATTCCGGGTCATTCACCACGCTTTTGATTCGCTGGGCTTCATCAAACCAGACCATATATTTGGCCTTCATGCCTTTGTTGAGATAGTGCGCCGTGATCGCCGTGCAGATATGTGTCTTTCCTGCGCCACTCTGACCGCCGATGAAGAAGAAATGGTGTGCATCATCCTTGCAGAATCTCTGTGCCGTTCGCTTTATGGAAACATGCCACTTTTCCGGGGTTTGGTAGTTTTCAAATGTGCAGCTGTCAATCATATGAAGCAAGCCTGATTTCTTCATTCTCAGCCGTTGCTTCCTGATTTCATCGCACACGCACAGGCGGTTTGTGTCGCTATATATGCCGTTGTATTGCACGACCACGGCAATCTGGCCCTTGTTTTTGCAGATGGGGCAGTCATACCCATCTATCAGGTGACGGTCACCAATTTCTTTGTTATAGCTGTCAGCCTTCACCTGCGCTTTTTCTTTTTCACTCAGATGGGCATACTGTTCACAGATATGTCCCAATCTTTTCAGCCACGGATCTGATATCGTTTTTATGCTTTCCATCCGCTCCCGCTCCCTTTCCATTGATTTCGTTCAGATAGCCTTCAAACTTGGGGCCGAACAGGGTTTCCGGGCGCAGGAACTTGCACATCTTGGCATCATTCAGCCAATCGGCACACTTCTTGTCAATCACGGTCTTGAAGTCCTCCAGCGTGAACCCATCGTTCACCCTTGCGTCAATCTTTTCCCGTGTTTTACTGGATGAAGGCTTGTATTTTGTACCCGCCTTTTCATTCAGGTAGGCGATGACGGGGGTATATATCTTTTCTTCTTTTTCTTTATCTGTATCTTTATCTTCTTCTTTATCTAGGGGGCTAACATTAGCTTCACTGTTAGCTTTACAGTTAGCATCACCAGATGTCAGAAGCCGCTGTTTTTCACGGTAATCCCGCATATAATTGCGCTGGTATTCTTTCTTGCGTTCCAGCTGGTCAAGGTTCTGATGTTTTCCCCAGTTGGGAATGGTGATCACGCCATCCACAATGCGTATCATGTCAAACTGTTCAAATACATTCAGCGCCATGCGCACAGTGTTCACATCACGCCTGAAGACGGTGGCAAGCATTTCATCCGTATAGGCCACACGGTCATTCAGCATAATCACGCCGCTGTTATTCTGCTTCCCTGCAAAGCACAGCAGCTTGAACCAGATGACAATGATGCTGTCAGATGAAGGCATGGATTCAATCAGCAGGGTCTTTTCATCATCGAAGATGTCTGTGACAATCTTGATCCACTTTACATCAGCCATGGAACCACCTCTTTTCTCTTGTTATTCGATTTCTGCATCATGCAGTTCGTCCATCCTGGCCCCACAGTGTGGGCAGTAGGGGGTGGGTTTCCACCCCGCATTTCTGCCGCCGCAATTGTCGCACAGCATCCAGCCGGAAGCGTTGAACCAGTGCGAATGGATCACGCCGGGGGATTTTGTGACGGGCAGGGCCATGGTGATGGGCATGGCCTTTGCGCTGGGCACCCTGGCCAGGATTTCCATGGCCATCTTGTATCCCTGCCGCCTTGCCGCCGTGTATGTGCGCTTCATCTCTGCATGGATGCAGGCAATGGCTTCCTGCCGCCGGATCAGGTCATCAGCAGCTGCCATGTGGTTCACCGTCCTTCCGTTCCCATTTCGTGCATTCGCCGTCTTTGATGCACCCCGTGCAGACCCAGGCGATGGCTTGCGTCAGGGGCCGCTGGTGTCTGCACGTTGCACAGCATTGGGTTTTATCGTACATGTTACCTTGCCTTGATGGTCACGCCGTGCCTGCGCATATGCTGAATCACGTCATCGGCCTTCAGCCTGTCAGCATTCCGGTTCTCTTTCGCCGCACGAACCTGATCCACATATACACGCCAGGCTTCACATGTATCCACATTGTGACAGCCAACCTTGCGCCTGGGGCAATCTTTGCACGGGCCGTTCATGGTCAAACCTCCTTCGGGTTGTACGCCGGGAAGCCTTCGTATTCCCAATTGGGGCGGGTTCTTTCCAGCAGGCAGGATGCACACGGTTCATCACGGGCAATCTTGTGCTTGCAGGTGCCGCAATCGCCACGCATTTGCAGAAGCATGCTGTCAATGCGTTCCTCCAGCCGTTCAATGAGGGCCAGGGCATCCGGCAGAAGATAGCATTCATTCGGATCTTCTTTGCACAATCTGTCGTATGGGCAGACCTTGCACGGCATTTCCCTTGCTGTCATCACGCCACAGCATTTAAGCCCCTGCTTAATCTCTTCAGGTGTTTTCATATCCTTACTCCTTCGCATCCATCCTGGCCCCGCAATCAGGGCAGTAATTCGGCAGCACCGTGGTGCCGATGACAGCATTGATCCTGTATCCGCATTCGTTGCAGAATACATGGCCTTCCGCTTCGTATCCGTGGATCACATACCACCTGGCATGCACCAGCGGCCTTTCATCCAGCGCCGGGGCCTTTTGCACCGCATCGTATATGCCCACATCCAGCACCGGGGCGCAGGCGATGAAATGCCGTGCCGCCCTGATGGCATCTGCATAGCCATCTGCGTATTCATTGCTGAACAGGAAATGTGGCACCTGTATTTTTTGAAGCAGATAGGCCCTGCTGACAGCATCATCCTTCTTCATCCGCTTCCACCTCTTTCAGGTTCCTGATGGCTTCCTCCAGCTTCCTGTTCCAGCAGCCGATGGAGGATGCAATGCTGTCCCGCCGCCTTTGCGGCAGGCTCTTCCAGGCTTGCTGGTCATCCTTCATGCCCCGGAATTTTGCAAGCTTGGCCTTGCAGGTTTCCACCCGCTCCCTGGCTCTTTCCAGGGGCGTTTTGTCCCGGCTCCATCCCCGCACATAGGCACCTATGGTCTGGTTTTTGTACTTCTCTGCAATGTCCCGTTCCACGGGCCGGAAGCAGGAATAGGAGCAAAACATCTGGGTGATTCTCTTATGGTTTTTCTCCTGCACAATCTTGTATCTGTGCTGGGTGGTGGCTTCAAAGTGCTTTCCGCAGGTGGCACATTCGTACCCGAACAGGCCCAGGCATTCGGGCTTTCCGCTCCGGGTGTAGGGCTTGACAGGGGCAATCATCACATCATCCGGCAGCATCTCGCTGATGGAGCGGATGGGGAAGCCCATGTTTTCAGGCATCGGGTAGGTCATGGCCTGCCCTCCTTTCTTCCCTCCAGCGCTGATGCTCATAAAACTTGTCATATCTGTACTTTTGCAGTTCCAGATGATCCTTTGCGTCAAGCCGCTCTTCGCAGCTGCTGTATCCCCAGAAATAGGCCACGCCGTGCGTGATCAGCAGGGCGCAAAACCAAAGGATTCCCATTTTCACACCACCATTTCAAAAATGTCCATCTGGCCATCCAGTTCAGGTTCGGCAAACATGCCTGCCTGTTCCCCGGCAAGGCCCTTTCTGTGCTTCCACAGGCGGCATTCCCGGCTGGTGCATTCGTCAACCATCTTCCGGCTTCCGCAGCAGCAGTCCAGGCACTTGCCCCGTATATCGGCCAGCAGGCTTTCAGCGCTGGGGGGTCTGCTCATGGTCAGCCCTCCTGTCATCTTCAATCTGCATCCAGGTGGCCATCAGTACGCCGCCCACCACACACAGGGCCACACCGCCCATCAGGATATAGCACAGGCCAATGGCCAGCATTTCAAAAAAGTTCATGTGTTCACCATTCCTTTCTGTCCTTCGGTATATCTTCATGGTAGAGGATTCGGCCCTTGGCCGTGCAGATGCACACCACACGGCCAAGGGCGCTTGTTGTACGGCTCCCGCTTCCAGCGGGGAATGGGTTTCTGGGCATCACGCTTCATATTTAGCGCCCCTTACATACTCCCTGACACGTTCCTGATTGGCCAGCCTGTGTGCGGCAATCTCTTCATCTGCCGCCAGTTCCGGGTATTTGGCCTGAATCAGCTGGCAGTTGCGCCGGATGGTTTCGGCCTTCGGGAACTTCCATTTGTCCCTGTTCAGGTACAGGGTGTCCACGCTCATGTCATGGGTGGACAGGCCACGCTGTCTGGCATATACCTTCAGCACGGCCAGTTCCAGAAAACTGTAACTGTTCCGGGTCTTGGGCTGGTCTTTCAGAATCGCCTTGATAACCGCCTTGGAATTCAGCATCTGCTTATCCACACGGTTCACCTTCCTTTCCGGTGATCAGGTAGCTATGGGGCAGCAGTTCAATCCACTTGCAGAATTCCCGCCATTCGGGAAGCCTGTGGTCTTTCCTCTGCTGGTAGATGGTCTTCAGCTGCCTGTAATTGGTGGTCATCCGGGCCGTCAGCCGGAAGCCAGCCGGGATGTTATACAGAATCTTCAGATAATTGGCGGGGGAGGGATGTTCCCTGTGCTGCTCCACCAGCCGTTCTACAATGTCGATGATTTCCGGCAGCACATACTCATTGCACTGATTTGAGATGTAAAAGCCCGTAATCCTGTGCATCGTGCTTTGGCTTGACACGAAATCAAAGAAGTGGTACCGCTCCGCTTCCACCCATGCCTTCAGGCTGAAGGTCAGGTCAAATTGGACGATGATGCCCGTCAGAAACTGGTCATGGCCCGTGCCCGTGGGGCAAGCCGCCAGCTTCTGTACCCTGGGCGTGATAATCGGGGTGCAGGTTTTCGGGCTTACGCTCATGGGGTACTTGCTGGCCTTGATGCTGTCATCCAGGCCGAACACCTGGGCATTGTCTACCACGCTATATGGCATCAGATGTCACCTGCCTTTCTGTGAAGGCTCTTGTCAGCGTCAAAGCCTTCCGGGTATCTGGCCTTCAGCTTGTCAATGTTCATCTGCGCCACTTCCTCCAGCGCCCAGCCCATGCCCGTGGCGTATTCGGCCACGAACCACAGCAGGTCACCCAGTTCCTTCTTCAGATGGTCCTTGTCCATGCTGTGGCCCTGGTAGGATTTCTGATACAGGCTGTGAAGTTCGCCAACCTCACCCGCCATGCCGTGCAGGGCGTGATATGCCTGCTGTTCGGGGTAAAGGGTTTTATTGATGGTTCTGGCCGCAAGGGCCTGATATTCATTCATGTTCATGGTGTCATACCTCCCTGATTCGGATGCCGTAGTGATACAGCAAAAGTTTTCTTTTCATGATGTATTCCTGGGTCTTATAGCCCTTTGTGTCTTCCACGATGCGCTGCCCGGTCTTCATGTCGATGTACACGAAGTCGGCCACATAGGTGATGGCCCGTTCCAGCAGCTTGCCGTGCTTGTCATACTGGTTGGGGATCAGTTCAAACCGCACCTGACGTTCCAGTTCCGTGATGACCTTGCCCCGGCAAAGCAGCTTCAGTTCACACCACCTGTTTGCTTCCTTCATGCTGTCAAAGGTGATGCCGTCAATGGTGACCTTCTTTGCGCCGTATTTGCTCATGCCACCAACTCCCACGGCTCAACGCCCAGCACACGGGCCAGCCTGCCCATGGTGATGGGGGAACAGGTTCCCCGGCACAGGATGCTGTCCATGGTCTTGACGGATATGCTGATTGCTTCAGCGATGTCAGCCCTGGTCAGCATCAGTTCAGTAATCCTTCTGTGGATGATGTCGGTTCTGATTCTGATGTTCATGTCTTCACCTCTTCAGATATTCATCAAACGTCTTGCAGGTTGCAAAGATGATTCTGTTATTGCACCACCTTTGCAGTTTCCGATATACATGCCCCTTGGGGATGTGTTCCTTGTCGTACAGCATCACATATGCCCAGTACCCGTGATCACGCAGGGTGTAGATGCGTTCAAGGTCTTGTTCCAGGGTGGTGTCAAAGTTGCACAGCACATAGACAACCAATTTCTCTGCCCGGATGCCCGTAATTTCTTTGAACATGCGGAACTTGGGAAGGATGGCTTCCTTGTCCTGGTATCTGTCCCAGGCGAAGTGCAGATTGGCCATTCGTCTGATCCGCTTCAGCATTTCGGCCTTTTCGGGGGTCATCAGCCGGATGTCAAGCCCCTGGTTGAAGTCCACCCTGGCCTTGCTGTCAATCAGCTGCTGAAGCAGTTCCTTCCATTGTCTGCATGCCAGGATGTTCGGATCACACAGCACAATGTTCTTCTGGCCGTTCCAGAACTCTGACAGGTCAGCCACCTTGCGGGATGCCCTGCCTTCCTTGGCTTCCACATGGCAGAAACTGCATCCCCGTGGGCACCCCCTTGTCAGGAAGCCGTATGCTGTATCCGTGATGCCGTACAGCGAATAGTCCGGGTAAATGTGTTCAATCTCGTCCGGCAGAGGAATGTCCTTGCTCTTGTCAAAGACCTCTTTGCCGTTCACCAGGCTGATAC